GCCAATACATTACCAGATGTTGTTCAAATAGAAGCAACAAATGTAAATACTTGTCCTGCAATAGTAATAGTATCGTTAGCTGTAACATCAGCATCCAATACCAATTCTACTGTAGAAGTAAGTTGATTAGATACGTAGAAATCATATCCCATCCAAGTCATAATATAACCATTCAATCCTACTTGGTCTCCCTTAACTGTAGCTTTGTTTTCTACATATTGTACCAAGATTTCTTCAAATTCTGGAGAGATAACAGCATATTTATCTTTAGACATAACATTCAACTTAGCAAGAGCTTTATTAGCACCTGTAAGAGCTGAAACGATATTAGTAGTAGCGAGTGTTCCAACAGTAACTGTTGAAGCAGCGTTAAGAGCTTCACCCAATACTTCTGCATCTACTTGATTAGACAAGTATTCACCTGTTTTTCTACCATATTCAAGAGCTGCTGAATAGATGTTTTGGAGATCGTCCATTTCATCTACGTAGAAACCTTGAGCATATTGTGAGTTAATTGTAAGTTGTTCAGCTGTATCAGTAATATCTTGGATAGTGATAGCTGTTCCTCTTACGTATACATCAGGCACAGTAGACATACTAGAGTATGTTCTGTTCAAAGTATCTCCATACTTTTTACCTTCTAAACCTTGTTCAAATTTACAGATTTCCATTGCAACATTTTGCTTGAAAAATTCTGTTTGTTGTTTTCCTGCCCAGATCTCTGGAAAAGAAGCACTTAGTCAATTAGCCATAATAGTTTTTTAATAAAATAATAAAGAAAGATCTATCTAAATTGGGATTTGTTAGCTTGTGCTTCAAATGTAGCTCGTTCTGCTGGTGTCCATTCTGAAACAGGCTTAGCTTTACCACTCTCCATTTTATTGCTTCAACCAACAACATCACGCTGTTTTGCTTTAGATAGTTTATCGTGGTTACTTAAACCATACGATACTACAATGTCTTCGATCGCTCTATCATCTGTTGATGCGAGCTTTCTAATTAGTCACTCAAATTGTTTCAGTTCTGGATTTGATGTTAGAATAAATTGGATTGATTGTTCGTCTTGTTGTGACTTAGTTACTCATTTGAGCTTCTGTTCTACAAGTCTTTCAATATCCTCAGCCTTAGCGTATCACTTACCTATAAGGTAAGCATCTACTGCTTCATCATCATTAGTATCTCATTGGAAACCTTGTGATGTAGCTTGTGTGTCTTTCTGGTCTAACACTTTCCTTTCGTCTGCCAATTCTTGTGTCTTACGTGTGTAGTCTGATTGTCTTAGATAACCGTTTACCAATTCGTCTTGTGATACAGACTGCATAATTGATTCACCGTTAACATCGGTTCATACTTTCACGTTAAATGTTTGTGGTTCTTGTGAACCTTGTGGAGTGATGAGTTCATCTTGTTCCATAGTTTGTTTTGATTAAGAATTTAAAATATCTAAGTCTTCTTTTGACAGTTCCTCTAAGAGAATATTGTCTAAGAAAGTTAAGAACTGCATTGCTATATTTAGTTCTGCTTGAACTGCTTTTATATCTTCACCTTTAATGGTCCTCATTCTTTCATTACAAGCTAATACCACTCTTTGTCGATATTCTCTTATTTCTTGAAATCATTGAGTACCTTTGATGAAGTCTAATGCTTTCTTTTGGTTTACAAACGCTACAAACGCCCCATCCTTATCTTCGGTATATTTCTTCTTTGATTGTTGTTCTTTTAGCAAATCGAATATAAGCATAGTTGTTTTTTAGATTTAAAGTTGTCACGCTTGTATACTACCACCTGCAACCCCCTGAGTTAGTGCTTCTGCTCATCATATTTTTTGCTCTGGCATCGGTATATGTCATTGAGTTGGTGTTTGTCAAGGTAATCACATTTGTGGAATCTGTTTCTTAATATATTTATCAGGCATCGTACCCTCAAATGAACCAATAACATCTTTGAATAATTCCTCCATATCTACTGGTACTCCTGCTCACATATATTGTAATCAGATATTACCCTTAGCTATTGCATCATCTCTTCTATCTTCTATTGAGTCATAAGAACTTGATCCTGTTTCTATTCTAATCTCGTACTTTTCTATTGAGTTTACTATAGCTTCTTTATTTATCTCTCGGAATCCTGTATCATCCATTTGTTTGATAGTTAGGTTTTCTTTGATATTTTCTGCTATCTCGTTAAGTAATTTATATGCTAGTCTTTCTAATCCTTGTTCTAGGTGTTTTCTTACTTCCTCTATTACACTATTAGACTCAAAGAACTTAATACGCATACCTGTTGCAGTATTAGTCAATCCTTGTGTATTCTGTGAGTTATTTGTATCAATAGTAAATGTAAGTCCTTGTATTTGTCTCTCAAAATCGTTCTGTTCTTGGAAGTAACTAGAATTTAACTCTCTTTGTGGTATCTCAATAAGGTTTTTAATAGCTTCTTCTGCGCTTGTTATTGTTGGGATGATATTGTTCGGTTTGCTTATCAACTTCTTAGGATTTATTCAACTATTAGGACTTCGTATATAACTTCTATTTAGTGCGTGGTTAATATATTCACTAGCACTATTCTTTTTGTAATTCAGCTCTTGCTGTAGTCCCATAATACTTTCTAAGAAACCTACCGCTAGATTTGTTTCTGTATCTTCAAAACATCTAATCTGTTCAAATGGGATTTGTGTTATTTCTTCTATACATACACATACTAATTCGTTAGCTACTGCTATTTTATACAATCTCTCATCTCCATCATTTTTTAGGTCATATAGTCCATAGTAATATGCTATTTTTAGGTTGTTTTTATCTACAGTTGCAGTATCTATGATAGTTAGTCCTGTAATCGCTTGAATTTGTTGTTTGTAACCATCAGAAGCACTATCTAGCTTACTAATTGTCTCTAATTTGTCTATGTTAGCATAATCATCATTCTTTTTAAGCTCCGCTAATCTTACTCAGTCTTTTACGTTAATTACTGCTGGAATATCTCTGAACATTTGGTATCTAGGATCATAATACATATCTGTCCAAGATACTGGCTCGATAGTTACATATTCGTTAGCTACTTTCTCTTTAATTTCTTTAGTTATTTTTCTTGTTTGTTCTTCACCATTATCATCCATATATTTTTCTTCTTTATCTACTGGTTCTATGCTTCTTGAAATTTCATACTTAGTTACTACTTTAGCAAACGATGTACCAAAGTTTACCATACCCTTAGCCCATAGTCTTACTGGCTCTGTAAGGTTATATTTATCAAATGTAGTGGATAATAGATCTTGTATAGCTTTAGCTTGCATATCTAGTTTCCCTATATCTAGTTCTTGTGGTTTCCCATCAGGTCAAATCTCCATAGACATCTTGTTTATTATATCTGGTTTAATACTTACTATCCATTTAGGATTTCTTGCTACTATTCTAGGAGTTATCTTATTTGATACCTCATACATCTTATTTACTTTGAATGTTGTAGACCAATCAGACTTCTTTGGGTATGAAAATGTATTTAGCTCTTTATATACAGCCAAAAGTCTCTCATAATAAGGAGCTAGAAGCTCTTTATATTGTTTAAGAGTATCATTAACGTGTAATACTGCATTTTGTTGCTGTATATCACTAGTTGTTATCTTCATGGCCGCTTATCGTTATAAATAAATACATTATAGTTTTTTTATTCTACAGTCAAGATTTTAATAGATATCATCCTCCTCACCATATCCTACCATTATTGGTCTACCCATATCATCATATTGGATAGTGATATTTTCTATGTACGCTTTATTGTTTGGCATTATCTCATACATACTATATAGCATCTGTTCTGAATCTATTATATCATCGTGTCTACCTCTAGGGAATCTTTTAAGTTCAAACTCTAATTCATCCATTTGAGTTTTATGATAGATATGTCCATTTCTATAGAGTGGGATAAGTTTTCTTAGTTTAAGTTCCTTATCTCCTGTTTGTCTTATCTCCTCTATGTTAGCATATTGTCATCTCCTTTGTAGTTCTGCTTTTAGGTTAAATCATATCATCTGTTGGGCTTGGAATGCTTCAATACCTATCTTCTCTGGATGTCGCTTATTATTATGATAGATTAACTTATCTATAAGCTCAGCAGGATTAAAGTGTCAGAATGTGTATTCTAAAATATACATATCCATCCCACTAAACAACGCTGTCATAATTGATGTATTATCTGCTGTATCTTTTTTACTAAACGCTGGATCACAAGCAGTAAATATACGTCACTTAGGTAGTTGATCGTCTTTATAATATCTAAACCATTCCTCGTGGAACTCTTGTGTATCTTTATTTACTGGATTCTGTTGATACTGTGTACTAAATACTACTGGTGTACTTGTCTTCATTTGGTGTAGTATCTCTATAGGAAATCTCTTTTGAAAGAAACTATCTCCTACTTTTCTATACTCGTCTTCTTGCTCTGCAATAGCTGGGATGATTAGTTCCTCCCAATCTTCTCAGGTTCACAATCTTTTCTTCTCGAGTAAGTACCCAGTCAAGTCATCATCGTGTAATCTCTGCATAATTACCACTATCGCACCATCTGTTTTGCTGTTTAATCTACTCTTTAATGTTTCTTCATAGTTATTGTTTACTCCTGTTCTTATTACATCAGATTTAGCATCTTCTGGACTAAGCGGATCATCAATAAGCATAATATCACATCATTGTCAGATAATCGTACCTCCTGAACCTGCTGCATACATTTGTCATCATTCTAGTGTCTCTCGATGTTGTTTTGTGTTCTGGTCTTCTCTTAATGGTACTCTTCTAGGGAATACACTTAAGTAAGCATCAGATAAGTACATATTTCTACATCAAAGACTATTTTTTTCTGCTAGACTAGCTGAGTATGAAATCTCCATAAACTTTATTCGTGGATCGTGTCATAAACACCAAGCAGGAAAAGCTATAGATACAGACTCAGTCTTTAGGCTTCTAGGAGGTATATTGATGATAAGTCTTTTAATCTCACCACTATATACTTTCTCTAGCTTCTCACAGATTAACTGTATATGCCAGTTCTCATCTAATACCTGCTTCTTTTCTTTTAGCCAGTAGTATTTAAGATACTCGTATAGACTTTCTCTCTGTGGTTTATGGTCTTCCTCTAGTCTTCTTATAGCTAGTTCTTTTAATGCCTGTTCTTTTAGAGTTCCCATAAGGATTGTTCTAGTTAAATAAAATTATTCTTCTTGTTTACGAAAACATAAATAAGTTACTACAAAACATACTACAATTATTGCTGTTGTCATTTTATTATGCTTTTAACAGTTAAATATGTACCAATTCCTCCTGCTGCTGCACCTAGTTTTCCTTTATTGTTCTGTATAAACCTAGATATTGATGATGTACCTCATTTTTCTGATTTACTTGATAGATTTTCTATTATTGACATTATATTTGTTTGTTTCTTTAGACTATCTGCTACTGCATTTCATCATATTTTATCATTTATAAGTGTATTTGGTATTTTTCTTATTGCCTGAACTGCTAGCTTTATAGGAGTATCTGCTTCACTTGAGTATAGATTAGGAAACTCTCTTTTTACTAGAGTATCAAACTCTTTTCTACCATCTAATAATCCTATAGCATTCTTTTTAGGCTGTCATCAATATATATCCATAAATGCTTTCTTTACATTATTGAACTTGTTTTCCATAACTGTATCTCATTTGATAGATAATGGTATTTCAATCTTATTAAGATTTGAATTTACTATCTTCTTACTAAAATTAAATGGATTTGCTTCTACTAGTTTTCTAAGATTATTTGCTTCTACATCTTCTGCTGATCTTGCTCTATTTATATTTTTTACAACCGTTTTACTTGGATTTATTCATATTGTTTGTGCTATTTTAGCCATATCTTTTTCTTGTTTTGTTGGTAATACACTTATTTTACCAAATATATTAGATTTTTTAAGTCATTGTGATGCTCTAAATTCCTCCTCTGATGGTGTCATCTTTGGCATAACATATTTTTCTAGTTGTTTTTTACTTGCTACGTTAGATAATCAACCAAATGCACTTCATATACCAGCACCTATCAATGTCTCTTGTGGTGTTGCTAATCTTCATTCTGTCAATAGTGTATTTGCTTGAGTAGATACTGCACCACCTGCTGCTCATTTAAGTATTCTAGGAACTAGATTACCTGTAGGTCACATAATTCAAGCTGTGGCTAATGTACTTGGTATATTTTTACCAACTATTTCTCAAACCTGGAACGCTCAACCTTGTTTAGCACTACCCAATAGTTTACTTGTAACTGATTCTGTACTTCAAGCAATAGGTTGGTAGTTATTAAATAGTTTCTTACCTGCCCAATCCATAGCTGATCCTGTAGTCTTTTCTGCGACCTTACCTAATCCAGAAAACAATCATACTGTAGGAGCTGCAAACTGTTGTACTGATGATTGATTATATACGTCACTTCCACCAGCCCATTTATTAAATGAATCCATAGCACCAACAACTTTCTCACCAAATGTATTTCTAGGTGCTGTAGAGTCAAACATACCATTCTGTATTGCTGATTTGTCTACGAACTTCATACCAGTTGATACTGGCTGTGCTGCTGGCTGTACTGGTTTGTCTATGAATTTCATATTGTATAGTTATGGATTAAATTATTGTTGTATTGCATTTGTACCATCAAATTTATATGTCTTACCATCTTTGGTAAATGTATCACCTGCTTTATATGTTTTCTTCGCATCATATACTGGTGTAGTTGTTGTTTGTTGTCCACCAGCATAAGATGTATATGGTTTAGATGTTCATCCTGCTTTAGACACTATATCATTAAGAAATCTATCTACTGTATCTTTAGAATTTAATCCTCATATATTTCCTACTGAATCTGCTAATATCTTCCATTCTCACTCACTCATAGCTCCAAATGTTCATCCTGCTTTCTTTACATCCAAGAATTTATTTAATGTAAGATTGCTCTTTAAGAAATTCAAATCTCTACTTACATCTGGTAAATATAATACAGATGATAATGGTAGGTTAGGATTATTTGCCATAGCCGTCTTTATTCTATCTATTGCTGATACGGCTGCTAATTCAACTGTTCATTTAATTCTACTACCTGCTCATCAATTACCTCCACCACTTCAACCTGAACCTCATACTGGTATATCATATAAGTTTGTTTTTGGATTCCATTGGAATATATATTCGTTCTTACCTACTTTTCTTGTTATAGTTTTAGCTGCTTCTCATGTACCTGCATTACTCAATCCCTGCAATAATAATGCTTCTTGTGGGTCAAGTGTAGCTAGATACTCTTTCTGTTGCTTAGGTTCCATTCCTTTCAATGCAAGTGCTGCATTCTCGAAACCTGCTTTGTTTATATCTAATCCACTTGCTTCTGCTGCTGTCATTAGGTTATTTATACTCTCTATATAACTTGCTCCTGTCTTTTGATTTGCTGCTGCTGTACTCTTTATACTTTCTACTTGTCGATCATTAGCTCATTTCTGGTATGTTTCCATTTGTTTATTAAGTGCTTGTAATTCTGCACTATCCGCTCCTCTTAGTTCTGCATCTTTTAATGCTATAGCTGTTTGTCTAGCTAGGTCTAATTGGTTTATTGCTGCAGCTTTATTTTGCTCTATTATACCCTGAGATCTTGCTGCGGCACTTCATCTTCCACCACCACCAAAACTATATATATTCTGTTCTGCTTGTTTTTGTCTTTCAGATTGTGATTGTAGTCTAGCTGAGTCTGTAGTATAT